ATGAGAAACAAAATCAGCGCACCGGTCCCATGGCGCAAAAGCATCGAAGGGTGGACTGACACCCTTAGGGCGGCCGGCCTATCAGCACAAACCATCAAAAGCCGACGATACAAGATGATCCATCTATCATGGCTACTCATGCCGTCAGGCCCCAAAGACGTGACCACGGAGCAGATTGTGCAGGTCTTTGCGCGACAACAATGGAAACCGGAGACGCGCAAAGCATACAGGAACACCATATCGTCGTTCTTCCGATGGCTGCATAAAAGCGGCAGACGGTCGGATGATCCGAGTCTGGACGTGCCAAGGGTGAAGAAGCCGCACGCGCATCCCAGACCATGCCCGGACCGTTACATCGCTGCGGCGATGGAGATGGCCACGCCGTCGGAAAGACTCATGATCCGGCTGGGCGCGGAGTGCGGACTGCGGCGTGGCGAGATTGCGCGGGTCCACAGCGATGACGTGGTGGCCGACAGCGCCGGCCGGTCATTGATCGTGCGCGGCAAAGGCGACAAGCAGCGCATAGTGCCGTTGCCGGATGATCTGGCCGGCATCATCATGGACGCGCATGGCTACCTGTTCCCCGGCCGGTTCGGAGGCCACGTCGAAGAATCATATGTCGGCGACCACATCAGCCATCTGCTGCCAGACGGATACGGCGCACACACGCTGAGGCACAGATTCGCCACGGTGACGTATGCGACGACGCATGATCTCTTCGTCGTGGCCGAACTGCTCGGCCATGAGTCTGTGGAGACCACAGAGCATTACGTGGCCATGCCCGATGGCCGTTTACGTGCGGCAACGGCTGCCGTCAGACTTGACGTTTAGGCCGCGTGGCGTGCCGAGAGCCGTGCTTTCTTGGTGCGAGCCGCCTTCGTCACGTCGTTGTCCTTCCAGTAGCACCAGATGGCGCTGCCGGCTGTCCATGCGAGGCTTACGAGCTGCGTGATGGTCGTGTCATCGATGTTGAGCACCGGATGGCCGAACATCGTCAATGCCTCGTTGACGAGCGCGAGCAGGAGCACGAGGAATCTTGAGACCGTCCCGCTGTCGATTTTCGGTGTCGTGGCCGGCATGTCTTCGGCCACATCATCATCGGTGGCGGTGACGGTGGCCCCTTGTGAGGTCTGTCCATCGATCGGCAGCATGCCGAGTCGCGCGGTGGTGTCGGTCGATGGCAGGCGGTTTTCCGTGGTGTCGGTCATGAGTTTCCTTCCAGTTTGGCGATTTTTTCGGTGAGTGCGGTGATCTGCTGCTGTTGCGCCTCGATGGTCTTGGTGAGTTTGTCGATGCGGTTCGGGATCTCGAAGCAGATGGCGTTGTACACGTTTCCGCCTGGCGCGCTGCCCCTGTAGTTGTAGGTCATGATGCTTGCGCAGATTCGAGACGGCAATTCATAGGTGAGCATGTTGTACATGTTGCCGCCTGGCGTTGCGTTTTTCCCGTTTGGCTTGTATGCCCAGTTCCATACTTCGTCTCCGGCGTTTGCCATTTCGTCTCCTTCGTATCCGTTGATTTGATTCGCTTGGTTGATGACCGACTGCCAGTCGAGGCCGTTTGGACACCGGTCCGGGCAGGCGGGATGCGTGCTCGGTGGGATGTCGCGGTGTAGGAAGATGTTCTTGCCGCGCTCCAATCGGCCGAGGCCGTACCGTTTCGCGATGTCGGCGCAGAGTCTGGCGGATGCCGCGACGCATTCCTTGGTGCAGGGGATGAAGTCGAGGCCTCCCTGGTGCTCGATGCTGATTGACCGGAGGTTGCTTGACTGCGAGCCGTCGGCCCATGCGCCGTCCGCTTCCGACACATATTGGTGGATCTCGCCGTTTCCTCCGATTCCGTATGTGCTTGATGCCTGTGCGCTTGTTTTGGCGAAGAGGCTGTCGGTGCCGGCGAGATATCCGGCCATGACATGCAACGTGATGCGGTCAACCTTGTTGCCTTGGCGTCCGTCGTAATGGTTCGGTGAGCCTTTCCATATGATGCCTTCCATATATTCCTTTCAGTCGAACAGGTCTTCAGGTGGTTCCGGCGGTGGTGGTGGTGCGCGGCGGTAGATGTGGTCGATGAGTTGCCGGTTATATTGCCAGAGGCGTTGGTTGTCGGCCTGCATCTTCTGTGCGAGCCTGTAGGCTTCCATCTTGTTCTTCGCGGCGGCCGAGAGGGTGGAGACCAGTGCGCCGACGACCGCGCCGATAGCGCCGACGATGGCGATGACGAGATCCGTCATGCGGCCGGCCACATCATGGTTGCATAACGATTGTCGGAGATTTGCCCGCCGCCGCGACGGCTGTAGACGATGACTCCGGTGGGTTTGACGATGAATACACCGATTGAGGTGTTGTTGGAGCACATCGGTGCGAAATTCAGTTCGCGCGGCGGTCGTGCTTCCTCGGGGAGCGTGCCTGGCATTTGGCTTTCGCTCCATCCTTTGGTGCCACTGTCTGAGAGATTGACCGTGACGTAAACGAATCCATGTTTTATCATGTATTCGCATTTCCAGCCTGATTTGTTGACGAGCGTTGTTTGGGCTTTGTCATCGGCGGTGTACCAGTGTGCGTGATGCCAGCTGGTCCCGTCCCAGATGTACGGGCCGGTCTGGCCGCCGTCCGAGGTGACGAAGCCGGTCTGGCCGACCGTGGCCGTCTGTGCCTTCAGCGATTCGAGCGTGGTGGCGATCACAGGTGTCGCGCCGGCTGGGGTGGAGCGTCTGTCGACGGTGTCCAGCGCGGTCTCGAAGGTGTCGGCCATGGCCTTGAACGAGTCCGGCGCGGATGACACGAGGTCGGTGCCTTCCGGATACGCGAGGCCGTAGATTGGTGTTGTTGCGGTCATTATGGTCCTTTCTGTCAGTCGATTGTTTGGATCATCGAGAGGTCGCAGATGTGCAGGTCGATCTGCCGCCATTCGAGTGTTGATTTGGCGAGGTCGCTCCATGTCGGTTGACGTGCGAGCAATGGACGGAGCGGGGTGATCGTCGCTTCCTGGGTGAGGGTCGGTGTGCCGGCGGACCACCGGTATCGGAGCGTGCCGCCGATGGTCATCACCGGTCCCGTGAATGCCGGCCGGCCGTCGGAGCCTACCAGGATGGATGCTTTGGCCTTGGCAATGAGGAAAGCACCGGAGGGAGACGCGACGTAAGCCCACGGGAATCGTGCTGGGTCGATTCGGCGGCTGTCGAAGGTCACGGTTTTGGGGACCATGCGCAGGTCGTGGGTCTCAAGCCATTCGGCGATGTTCGTCCGGTCCGTGTCGCTGACCGTCGAGACCGGGCCGCTGTTCCAGACGCCGGCGGATTCGTCCACGGCGAGCATGTCGGAATCGACGGTGAGGCTTTTTTGGGTCACGGTCAATTGCGGCGGGAGCCGGTTCTGGTCTCCAATCGTGATCTCCACGTCGTCGAAAGAGAGTTTGCCGTTGTCCGATTTGACACGTTTCGCATTGATAATGACCTGCGTGATTGGCTCGGTGATGGTCAGTGACGTCGAGGCGATGATGTCGCCTGCATCGAGGGCATTGCGTGTCTCTCCATTGGTGAGGACGGAGAGCTTGCCGTCGGTGGTGAGGTGCACGGCGATCTGGTCGGTCAGGCAAAGCGGATGCAGGCTTGATGTCACTCCGCTGTAGGTCTCATGCCATTGCGGGAGTCCTGGCCCTGCGGCTAGGCGGTGCAGGAGGTCGAGTTGTGATGGATGTTCCGAGGCGGTGTATGGGGCGACGGATGACGGGAGGGGCAATCCGTCGAGGTGGGCTTCCGGCGCGCCTTGCGCTGCCGCGCGGCGGTTCAGCTCCTTCAGGCGGTCGGCCGGCGTGCCGATCCAGTGCGCGCCGTTCCATTTCGAGCCTGCGTCTGTCGGTCCTTGTGATTGGAGCCGCTTCCAGACGGCCATGAGCGAGGTCGCGGAGAGGCTGATAAGCCATGCGTCGCCGGAGGGTTCGACGTTGCCTCCGGTGGAGACGGTGCCGGCGAAAATGGTCGTGGCCGGAGAGTCCGGAGAGTCCGGAGAATCCGGAGAGTAGGTCTTGTGGAGCGTTGCGAGTGGGATGCGGAGGTCTGACCATCGGCCGAGCGTCGGGCTGAGGTCCATCCATCGCGGCTGGTTGGAGAATTGAACGACCACTTTCATTCCGGCCAATGTCAATGCCTGGCCTGCGAGCCGTCCGGTGCGGTCGCGGAGGGTGAATGACATGACGGCCGGCTCGGGTTGTTCGTCGATGCCGTCGCTTCCCCAGTCGACGGTGAAAGAATCGAGTGCGGCGACGTCTTTGGCTGAGTCGTTCACCGGTGTCCAGCCGGTGCCGTTGCCGGTGTCGATGAACATGAAGCACTGCTGCATCTATCTCATGACCTCCTTGCGTCGTAGTCGGCCAGGAGCCGTTTGATGGCCTTGGCGGTGCCGTCCTTGTCGATGACCTCGCCGTTGATCTCCACGTTCCAGGTATTGACCACTGGCGTGGCCGTGTTGCCCTGGGCGGAGAGGTTGAGCGGCATGGCCGCAAGTCTGCGGTTGGCGCGGCTGATAGCGGTTTCGACGTTGCTGTCGAACCCGGTGTTGAGGCCCTGGGCGAAGCCGGTCATGATGGCCTGGCCGGCGGGGATGAGCAACCTCCGGTCGTAGCTGATCGGGCCTTTGTGGGCCTTGATCCAATCGCCGATGCCGCTGATCCAGCCGGTCACGTTGCTCCACATCGATTTGAGGCCGTTGAGGAATCCGCTGATGATGCTTGCGCCGGCGTTGTAGAGCAGTGTGCCGGCTCCGGAGAAGAAGCCGCCGATTGTGCCCGGGATGCCACGGAACCATGAGACGACGCCGTTCCAAGTGTTTTTCGCGCTGTTCGCGGCGTTGTTGAAGGCCCCGCCGATGGAGCTGCCGAGGCCGCTGAACCATCCGAGGATGCCCGAGACGCATCCGGCGATGAAATTGGTGAAGCTCGACCAGATGGCCTTGCCGGTGTTGGTGCAGGTGAAGAAGTAGGTGAGTCCGGCCACGAGCGCTGCGATGAGGGTGATTACGACCATGATGGGGTTCGCGCCCATGACGGCGTTGAGCAGCGCCTGTGCGGCCGCGGCCAGCTGCATGGCCGTGGTCATGGCGGTGACGACTGCGACGGCTCCGCCGACCGCGGCCACGAGAGGGGTCACAAGATCCAGATTCTGACTGATCCAGTTGCCGGCGGTCTTCAGCCAGCCGCCGACCGTCTGCGCTGCCGTGGCGACGGTGTTGAGCATGTTGCCGAAGGCCACGCCGGCCGGTTGTCCTCCGGTCATCGCGTTCACGACGGCCATGATGCCGGTCCACAATGATTGCAGGCCGCCGCCGACCGACTGCGCGGCCGTCTGCAAGGCGGTGAACGCCCCGGTGTCCTTGACCTGTGTGAAGAACGTCTGCAATCCCTGCGTGCCGTTCTGCGCGAGGTTTGTGACTGCCGTCGCGGCCGCGTTGATGCCGCCGGTGACGGCCGGTTTGAAGAGGTTGAAGGCGTCGGTCAGGCCGCCGGTGACGGCCGCTTCGAGGTTTCCCATCGCGCCTTCGATGGTGCTGGTCGATGTCGCGGCCTGTTTCGCCACGTCGGTCATGCCGAGGTCCAGCAGCGCCTGGTTGAACTCGTCGGCCGTGATCTCGCCCTTGGCCATGGCGTCGCGGAAGTTGCCCGTGTACGCGCCGTTCTTCAGCAGCGCCTCCTGGAGTTTGCCGGACGCGCCAGGGATGGCGTCGGCGAGTTGGTTCCAGTTCTCGGTGGTCAATTTTCCCGCGCCGGCGGTCTGGGTGAGGACCATGGCCACGCTTTTGAAACTGTCGGCGTTGCCTCCGGCCACCGCGTTGAGGTTGCCGGCCGCCTCGGTCAGTTCCATGTAGTTGCCGATGCCGTTTGCCGCCAGCTGCGCGGTGGTGTTCTGGATGTCATCGAGGCCGTACACGGTGGCGTCGGCGTATTTGCGTGTTTCCTTCGCTGCTGCCTGCACGGCTTTGGTGTCGATGCCGGCGAAGCTCATGGTGTTCAGGAACTTGTCGGTGCTGTCCGACATGTTCACCACGTCGCCGGCGAAGCCCTTCACCGTGTCCCACAGCGCGGTCACGCCCTTGACGGCCAATCCGCCGATGGCGCTGCCGAAAGCGGCCGCCTTCGTGGTGGTCTTCTCGAACGCCTTGACGGCATCATCGGCGTTGCCGGTGATGCGCACGCTCATGATCGCGCTGTGCGCCATGGTTCACTCCTTCGATGTTTCTTCCGCTTCCCTGAGCAGTTCGGCCAGTCCGGTGCCCCAATCCAATTCGTCGGCCTCGTTCCTCCACTGCCATGGCGTGCCGCCAAAACGGCTTGCCAGGATGAACGAGAGACGGCCGAGCGAGTCTTGGGGCCACGCGGCTAGTCCGTAGGGTTTCCCTCTTCCGGTTCCTCCGTCGCTGTCGCAAGGTCGAAGGACGCCACGGTGTCCAGCCAATGCTCGAAATCAGGCATGGTGCGGCCGGCCATGCGCAGGGCCGCGTAGGCCGCGTAAGCGCCGGAACGAACGGGTGACTGGGTGATGGGTCCCCAGCCGGCCTCGATGGCGTGCGCCTCGGCCTTGCATGTCGCGCGCATCGTGATTGGGACGATTTCATGCTTGCCGTCGGTGTAGGTGATTCTCGTTGTTGCCATTATTTTCCTTTCACTTGCTTCAATGTCTTGTCGATGAAGTCCTTGTAGACCTTTTGCCATTGGCCCTCGGTGGAAGCGACGCCGTTGTTGACGAAGAGACGCGGTTTGATGCGGCGGGCTGGCCACCCGTAGTTGACTGGGCCCGCGTATGGCACGGCCTTGCGGCCGGCGCGGATGACGCCGGCGCGTTTCGTCGCTCCGACACGCAGGCTGCCGGCCAGCCGGCCGGTCTTGCCTCGCGGGGCGAGGTTGCGGACGGCGGGCAGTGCGATCTGCGCGGCCGCGCGGTTCACTTCCTTCAGGTCGTCCATGTCCGCGCCGGCCTTGCGCATCGTCTGCACGAAGCGTTTCTGGCCGACGACCATCAATGCCTTGTCAGCCATCACTTACCCGAGTAGGCCGTGTGGGCGACGTTCGTGACGGCGAAGCTCAGATCGTTCGTGTTCTTCGATTTGACGTCGCCGCCGATGGCAATTGGCGCGATGGTGACGTTGAAGGTCCACTGGATCTTGCCGTTCGTGTTCGGTACGAACTGGGCCGGCAGCGTCTCTCCCTTGTGGTCGAAGAGCCAGACGGCCAGACCGTCCTCGCTGAAGTCGTCGCCGACGGTGCCCTCGAACGTCCACGTGGTCGTGGTGTTCGTCTCCTCTGATCCGTCGAGGTAGGTGGTCGGGTCGTCGCTGCTGTTCGACGGGTTCAGCTGCGCCTTGGTCAGGTCGGCACTGAAATCGCGTCCATTTTCCGTGTCGGTGATTTTGAAGATGCCTGGTCCGAGCGTGCGGATCTTTCCAGCCATGATTGTTTCCTTCCTATTCTGTTTCTTCGATTTCCAAAGCGTTCAATGTGACCTGGTAGGCCGCGAGCGTGCCGGCGCCGGCCAGGCTCCAGCTTGCCGGTGTGGCCTTCTGAAGGTTCAGGCCCTTGTCGGCGAGCCGGTCGAGCGCTGTGAGGATGTCATCGACTGCGGATGGCTGCGTGGCCGGCGTGCCGGCGATGACGTCCAACGTCCAGACCGGTTCTGGCGGGCCCCATGATGGCCATTCCACGGTTGGCGGTTCGATGAACACCGCGACTTTGCCGGCCGCCGGGCGGATCAGTTGGGCGTCGATGCTGACGCTGCTGACCAGTCCATCGAGCATGTCGGTGAGCGTGTTCATCAGCGCGGCGCGTTGTTCCTGGATGTTCATGCGATCACCATGCCCCCGGTGAGCACGCCGGCGGCGCGGAGTTTCGGCCAGACCGAGCGGAGCGGGTCGGTGGAGATCCTGAATGGTTCCACGGTCGAGTCGCCCACGTCCATGACGCCGAGCCGGGCGTCACGCATGTTGAACAGGTCCGCCGCGCAGGAGACGATGCAATCGGCCAGCAAATCGTCATCGACGGCGGTGGTGCCGACCGCGTGCGCGACGTATCGGCGCGCCGCCGCGAGTTTGACCGTGAGCCGTTCGTCCTCTCCGGCCGGCACGCCCACCTCGTCGCGGAGCCGTTGCAGCAGGATGTTGTCAGCGATCATCATGCCGTGGCGAACTTCACCGGAATCAGGCCGTCCGCATGGGTCGTGGCCACCGCCATGTATCCGTAGACGCTGTAGCTGTTGGTCAGGCCGGTCACGTTCCCGTCGGTCAGCTGCGCCGGGCCGCCGGACTCCCAGACGGTCACAGCGGCGGGATCGATGAAACTGGCCAATCCGGCATCGGCGTTCGGCAGCAGCACGACCGGGACGCGCATGAACGTGCCGGCCACGCCGGTCAGGTCGAAACTTCCGATGGTGTCCGACCCGTCGCCGCTGAGGTTGAAGAACCGGTCACCGGTATCCTTGAGCTTTACCAATGCCTTGAGCACGTCCTTGGAGACCGCGAGGCGTGTCAGCGACACGTTGCGGGCGTCGGCCAGTTCGGACGCGTCGATGATGAGGGACACCCAATCGTCGATGGTCATGTTGGCCAACTGTGGCGCGTCGATCTTGTTGGCGTTAGAGGATGCGTCACGCTGAGCCTTGATCTCCTCATACAGATGGTCGCGCACTGCCTTCTCGGTGGCCTTCGCGTAAGCGTTCTGCAACGCGGTGATCGCGGTGTTGAGCATCGGCGTGGTTGACCGTTCGATGGTCTGGCGGGATAGGGTGGTGTAGCCGCCGTAGGTGTTGATGTCGGCTGTCTTGGTGCCGAAGGTGACTTTTCCGAAGGAAAGCTCTGAGCCTTCCGTCTCCTGTTTGCCGACGGCTGTGGTGTCGGAGGTCACGACATGGTATTCCATGCTCATGCCGGTCGCCGGGAGCGTGTCATGGGTCAGGAGCTGGGAGACCTTGCGGCGGTCCTCGATCAGTTTGAGATCATCGGCGATCCAGGTGGCGGTGTTGCCGGTGTCCTTGGTGGAAATCAGGTCGCGGCATTCCTTCATCACGGTCATGGCCTGTTCGTCGCCTCGCGCGAGGGCCTGCATGTATTCGCCGTGGCTTCGGTACGCCGCGCCGATGGCAGCCGGTGCCGGTTTCGCGCCCATCTTGCTGATCTCGGCCTTGATGCCGCGCTGTTCCTCCTGCATGGACTGTATCAGGTCCATCAGTTCGTTGTTGTTCTCCATGGTTTCCTTTCTTTGTTCCACGGCTGGTGCCGCTGATTTGGTCATTTTCGCGTTCTGGTAGGCTGGCCAGCTCACGATGCTGGTCTCAAGCAGACGGACCTTGCGGCGGTGGGTGATGCCGTCGCGGTCCTTCTGCGATTCGAGAGGAATGAATCCGACCGAGAAGCTGTCGAGCACGCCGTCACGTATCAGGGTCATGGCGTCGCGGCCGCGTGCCGTGTCGCTGATCCGCGCGGTGATGTGCAGTCCGTCGTCCGTGCTTTCCGCTTTGGTGATGCGGCCGATGGTCTCGCCGTGCTCGAAGCACAGTTTCGCCTCGTCAAGTCCCTGGAACTCGCATTCTCGGTCGAAGGTCTCGGCTCCGTCCCATGTGTCGATGATGTCGCCGAACGGCACGGCGACGCCTTCCACGGTCGAGGTGCCGGAGTCATCGGCCGAGCGGAGCGTCAGGCCCTTCCATGCGATTTCGCGTTTCTCGATGTTCATTGGTCTTCTTCCTTTCCGAGTGCAGGCAATCCTTCCTTGCGTCTCACGTCATCGACGGTGAGGAAACCGGCCTCGATGGCTGTCTTGTAGGCCGTGTATCGGTCGCTCATGTTCGCACGCTGCGAGCTGTCCCAGTCGAATTTCGCGGTCCGGCCGCGTGGCAGCAGACGGTTGAAGATCTCCTCGATCTCGCCGGTGTAGGCGGCCAGCGTGTAGTCGGCGAACTCGATCCACGACTGTTCGATGTTGCTGTAGGTGAGGTTCGAGCCATCGACGGCGGCGAGCATGATGCTTGCCGGGATGCCGAGCAGACGGGCGATCTGCGTGGTATCGAACTTTTGAGTCTCAAGAAACTGCAAGTCTGCTGGCTTAAGTGAGAGCGGCACGTATTCCAGGTTCTTGCCGACTACCTTGATGTCGCCGGCCTCGCCCGACGCCTTCCATGATGCCTTTGCCTGCTGCGCGGCTTCCTGTGTGATGTTCTCTGATGTGCGCAGATAGCCCTTGAGATTCGAGCCGTCCGTGAAGAACTTCGCCTTGTAGTCGCGGGCGAGCTGCGCGGCATCGATCTCCTCGCGTGCCGCCGAGATGGGGCCGAGGCCGCGCAGTCGGCCGGGCACGTTGAGGAACTTGCTATGCACGATGGAATCGGAGTCGTAGACGTGTCCCATGTAGGAGAATCGCAGGTCTGGGCAGGCTGGGTCGTCGCTTTCGTCGGTGACGGTCACGTATTGCGGCGGCAGCATCTCGCAGGTGACGATCTCGCCTTTCCAATCGCGCACGATGCGCGTGAAGGCGTTGCCGTCGAGCACGAGAGAGGCCACGATGTCGGCGATGAAATCACGGCGTGAACGAGACACGTCCGGCTGCAACACCATGGGGCTCACGTCCGGCAGGTCACGGCCGCCGCGCTGTTCCACGATCGGCAGGCCGGTGATGGCGGTCTGAAGCACCTGCACGCCACGGAACACGGTTGAGAGTTGCAACGGTTCGGTTGCCGGCCCCCGTTTCGGCGGCTTGATGCCGTCCGGCATGTCCGTGCCGTCCGCGCCGCGCGTGAGCACTCGGCCTGCGAGCCTCATTCGTTTCCAAAGATTCATGACGCCGAGACTATGCGCGGCGGCACGTCATGGCCAAAAAAACGGTGACATTCAGTGACAAACGGTGACATTCAGTGACAAACGGTGACACGTCAGAAGATTTGCAACGTGCCGTCAGATGGCAGGTGATGCGCGCCCCACGCGGCCAGCATGCATGATTCGATCGGCGAGGTCAGCCCGGTGCTGCCGCGCCGTGTGACGCGCCATGCGTCGCCGCTCCATGTCCTCGCGCAGTTGGCCGCGCTTGCGTCGAGCTCGGTATCGGCGGCATGGCGAATCAGCCGGTTCCGCAGACCGCTGACGAATGCCTGGCCGACTGCGAGGTAGTCGGATGATTGCATGGCGATCAGTTCGATCAGTGGGTCTCCGGCTTCGTCGGTCATGGATGCGAGCCGGTCGTGCAGGTCGGCGTTTGGTCCCTTGCAGTCCATGACCAGGGGAGCGTGGTAGGTGTCGCAGATTCTCGTGATCTCGGCGGGTGCCATGCCGGTGCCGTCCAGGACTTCGAGCAGTTGCACGGTCACGGTGCCATCATGGTCGAGGATCGCGGCCGAGATGGACGTGTTCGTGGCGTCCACATCGACGGCGGCGGCGATCACCACCGGCCGGCCGTCGATCCGATCCGGTGTGACCGGCGTGACCACCGTGGATTGCCACAGCTGTTCGGGTATGACGCGTTCGGCCACACCGTTGTCGCGCCGGTTGCCGAAGGCGCGCGCCCAACCGGCCTCGTTGCCGTCGAACTGTTCGCGGAAATCGCGCAATTGGCGGATGTCCCAGAGCAGACCGGCGGCGGGATGCCATTTCAGAATCGTCTGGAAATCCTCGGGGTCGGCGTCGTCGGGGATGCCGAAATCGAACCAGCAGGTGCGTGTCGGCACGTTCCCGGCGCGGAAGGAGTCGAGCAGGCCGTTGAGGAACGTGGAATCGGCAGTGCCTTCGGTCGAGGTGATCCAGATCTGGGGCTGGACGCCGGTGAAGTGCAGTCTCGTGTTCATGGTCGGTGCCATGCCGTCGAGGATCAGCTTGCCGGTCTCGTCGTCCAGGCTGAACGCCTCGTCGATGGTGAACTTGTCCATCTGCGTGCCATGCCCGGCCACCTTGGTCACGGCCAGCGGACAGATGAAGCTGCCGTTACGGAAACGCTGCTCCATCCCGCCGTTGGAAAGTCTCGGCTTGAGGGCGAACGGTGCGAGCTTTGATTTCGAGAGCTGCTGCACGAAGTCCTTGAAATGCTTCTCGGCGTCCTTGCCGGTCTGCGCGAGGTAATAGATCTTCCGGTCTGGGCCGAGCAGAGCGTTGCGCGTGTCCTCGGTATCGATCAGCGTGCTCTTGCCGCACTGGCGCGGCGTGGAAAGCACCACACGGTCGTAATAGTACGTTCCGGTGGCCGGGTCGATCTCGCCGGCCACGTCGGCCACGTAGCGTTGCCATGGCAGCAGCGGTTTGCCGAGCATCCCGGCCGTCCTTGACACGATCTCGCCATCGGTCGGCCGCGTTTCGTCGCGTTTCGTGCCGCCGCGCATGAGCATGTTCACAGTCCGGCCTTCGCGGCGGAGATGAAGTCGGTCAGCGTCGGGTCGAGCTGCGGCTGTTCCGGATACATCGCCTTGAGTTCCTGGAACCATGTGAGCAGTGATGTCATGTTGCGGCTGATCTCGCGTCCCTTGCTGTTCTGGATGTCGATGTTCCTGGCAATCGAGAGCATCGACTTGCAGATATATGTAGCCTCGGGCGTCAACGTCTTGCCGTCCACGAAGCTTTTGATGAGATTCATGGTCGCGGCTTCCTGCAATCCGGCGGTGCCATAATGGTGTTCGTATTCCTCGAATCCTTCCAATATTCCTTGGTTCATGATGTGTTTTCCTTGGTTTTCCAACGTTTTCATGCTTTTTTGCGTGGTTCTGGGGGAGAAAAGACTTGGCGCGGGGTCTTCGGGCGGTCGACTGTTTAAAAAACCGCTACCAGCGTGGCCGAGCCGTGTCGTCGCCGTGCCTCAGGCCGAGAGCGGCGAGCCTTTGCCGTCTCGCGGCCATGCGGGCATCCACCGCCTGCTGCGTGAGGTGCAGCGAGTACCATTGCTGCGCCGTCCGATACTCCTGGTGCGAGAGGTCGAGCGCGAACGTTTCGGATGCCGGCGTCTCGATGACATGCACATCGTAGTCCAGTGCTATCCATTCCGATAGCATGTCGGGATGGCGGCGGGAGCGTGGCAGTGTGCGCACCAGCCACACATCCAACGGCTCGGAGCTTTTGGCCAATGTGCGTGCCGCACCGTCCCATGCCATCGCGGCGGCGAGGCGGAGCCCATCGCTTGCTTTGGATTGCGTCGGGCACAGGTCGCGCAGCAGGCTGTCGAAGCTGACCACGATGCTGTCACGGCGGAGCATGGACTGCATGGCCATGCCGAAGTCGGCTCGTGGCGGTCCGATGACGACATGCATCGTCGCGCCGTATCCTGACAGCACGCGGTCCTGGCGCATCGCGTTGCAGTGCTTGCAGGCGCGGCGCAGGTTCGCCACGGTGTCCTTTCCGCCATGGCTGAACGGGATGATGTGGTCATCCTCCGTCGCCGTGATGGAGCAGCCCGGCATGCCGAGCCAGCAGCAGTTGCCCCATGTCGCGATGACCTTCGCTCTGATGCGTGGATCTACGGTCTGTCTTCTCATGCTTTGCCTTTCTCTCGTTGGGTGAGTATCCAGCCGTTCACGTCCTGTTCGGCGTACATGATCGAGTTGCCGATGCGGATTGGCGGCGGTCCGATGATCGGGATGGACTGCCGCCACCGGATCAGCGTGCGTTTGCTGACGTTCAGTCTGGTCGCGGTCTCGGTGGTGGTCAGCATGCTGATGCGGGTCATGCCGTGGCCTTGTTCCTGAGCAGCAGTGCGATCTGTTCGAGCTTCGCGGCGACAATCGGCCAGTCGGCCTTCGAGATGTCCGACCAGACCATGCGCGGCCCGTCCGGGCAGATGATGTTCTGGCCTATCTCCACGTCACCGGGCTGCGGCAGATCGTGGTCCTCGATGTCCAGTGCGATGCAGATCTGCGGTTTCAAAACAGTTGCTCCTCTTTATAGATGGCTTGCGGTTTGCGGTTCGGGTGGTATGGCGTGTACGTCGTGGCCCATTTGCGAAAGCTGCGGCAGTCGATGCGCCATTCTCCGGCCTTGTATGCCGGCAAGCCTTTCTCACGAAGACTGAGCAGGGTGGGCACGTTCGGCTCGTTGAGCGCCCGGCAGACCTGGAACAGTTCGATGTCGGTGCGCCGGTTGTTGCTTGCGATCCGGTCAACCTTGTCGGCGAAGCCCTGCATGAGCATCCTGCGTGATTCGTCCGGATAGTTCAGCACCTCGTGCAGAGATGGTTCAATCCTCGATGACATAGGCCCACATCCCGCACCATTTCGCCAGCACCCGGAGCAGAGACTCGGAATCGTACATCTTGCCGGCGGTGGTAGAACGGTAGACGGGAGCTGGCACGCCCTTCTCTCCGTAGGCCATTTTCAGAGCGGCCTGGAGCTGGTTGTCGTTCAATCCGGACGCCTTCATCAACGACTGTCGTGAGGTGTTCGCCCTGCACCTGATGTTCTTGTCGATCATCGGGAATGTCATCCTCATCTGCGTCCTCAGTTTGTCGGGGAATGTTGCCTTGCTCAATTTCAATCCTTCCTGTAGCTTTCGGTTGGTGAGCGCTTGAGAGGTCAAGACCTAGAATCTGCTGATGAAAACGCTCGGCCGAGATTCCCCGGCCGGGCCGTCAACAGATTCCAAAGGTCTCGCACAACGTTTCGGTCGGAGCCGCGCCGTCGATGACAAGAGCGGCCGAAGCCGCCGGGAATGGTCCCCAATCAGGCCACGGCCGAAGCCGCCTATGGTCGCCCGATTCCGCCTTAATCGACGGCCTGAGAGGGTCGGGAGCTAAATTTCGTCTCGCAAATGGCGCGATAGCCACGCGCCTGGCGTTACCGGTCGCTAACCCGGCTCAGCGGTGGCAGGGGTACGCCATACGCCCCATATGCCGTTAAGTTTTGTCAGTCGTCGTCGGTGAGGAAATCACCAAGACGGACGATCGAGAGCACCAGCCCCAACATGAACAACACGAAGGGGCTGAGCAGAATCAGAAGAACGGTCTTGATGAAACGTTTCACTGCTCGAAGCATCGCGTGATCTGCCTTTCCAAGTCCTCAAGCTCGACGCCGTTGAACGGAACGCGCACGGTGATGCCGTCCTCCGTCTCGACGATCAGCTCGAAGAAGCAATGCCGTTTGCCGTCCACTCGCTTGACTGTGACGCTCATTCCTGGGCTCCTTCCCATTCACGACGGGCACGCCTCGCGTGCGTCATCGCCTTGTTGATCGCGCCCTTCATCGTCTGAAGGTCGCCCATGTCCAAACCATCGAACCCGAACGATCGTTCGCCCACCTTGATGCGGCAGGCGAAGCCGTAGGGATTGCCGCCGGTGCATTCCGACGGGTCGATGTCCTGCACCTGGAAGTAATTGCTGGTGCATTCCGGATTGAAAACACTCATTTCACTGCTCCTTGATTCATGGATTTAGGCTCCTTCCTCCGCAGCGATAGGCTTGTAATCGCACAAACCAAACCTTTCAAACAACGAAGGAAGGAAGAACAATGAGCGACGAAACCACATTCGACTTCGCCCTTTACCTGGGAACGACCACGCCGCTTACCATCACTGGTGCGACGGCCTCCACGGTCAGTGAACTCTCCGAACGTCTGAAGTCTGGTGACAGCTTCATCCAGACCGTCAGGTTTCCCGACATGAGCATCCATGCCATCACCATCAACCCCAAGGCCGTTCCGTGGTGGCAGATCGATGCCGGTGACGTCGTGCTTCCCATGCAGATCTTCTAA